TGCAGAAGTCGTGATCGACTGGCATCTCAACCTGGGGCAACTTGAGCAGTTCGGCCTCCAGGCGATAGATCGGCAGGTGCTCTGCTGGCACTTGCTTCTCAATTTCCTGAACCGCAGCATTGCTCATGGGGCACTCCTGTAAAGGGTGAGCCACTGGCAGCTCGGACAGCTCAGTGCCGGTATTGTCCCACATTTGCATGGCCTGTCAATCCATCTCAAAGTCGCGCTATTCCCAGGCTTGGCAAGAACGGAGGTCGTGACAGATGAAATCGAACTTGCGACAGTAACCACGGAAACCAGCGTCGGTGTCCCAATCGTTGCGCGGGATTCGCTCCATGAGGGCCTGCTTGTAGGTGCTGTTGTCGTAATACTCGCAGTTCGAGCAGCGACGACGACGGGCCTCTTTTTCGTCCACCTGCATGGCCTTGCCAAGCGCAACCCAGTAGACCTTGTTGGCCGTTGGCTCGTTGCTTGGGTTTTCAGGGCCAAGCATCCAGTCGTTGATGACGGTCTGGGTGTTTTTTTTGTTCTCAACCGTGGTGATGAACGGCATTGAATCTGGCAGGCCAGTGAATCCGGCCATCATGATCTTTGGCATTTCCATGGTGTTCTCCTTAGGTGATCTCGCGGCCACTGGCGCGAATGGTCAGCGACGTTGCAGCGCTTGCGATGGTGGAAATGAACCCGCTTGGCTCCAGCACTTGGCCAACCAGCTCGGGGAAGGTGTAGGTCTCATCTGGTGCGATGGCACGCGAGTCGACGATCAAGTTGGACACGCCAGCACTGCCGCCGCTGGTCACCAGGTTGACGCTGAATGTCACGTTGGCCGCGCTGGTGTTGGTGGCGGTGAACTTGTCGATGATGGTTTTGCAGTTGACGGCCGTGTATTGGGTCGTTTGTGCGTTTTCTGCCTGCTTGGCAGGAATAAGTGCTTTGACGAGGACGCTCATGGTTTCTCCTTAAATGGCTTCGGCACCGCTGGCCGTGATGGTCAGGCCTGCTGAGGCTGCCTGGACTTGGATGGTTTCGGCTGCGTTCATCACCTGCACGCCGTTGTACTGCAGCGCGTTGTTGGCCGGGACGGACACGTCGTACAGAAAAGCGTTTGTTGTGCCAGCCGTACCAGCAGCAGGCACCAGGAACACGCGAGCATTGATGGCCGCGCCTGTTGTGTTGGCGATGCTGAATTCCTTGAGCAGCGTGCGCGTGTTGGCCGGGACGGCGTACAGCGTGGTGACGCCAGTCGTGATGGCCGCTTGGCCTAGTTTGGTCGGGGTGATGTTTTGAAATGCCATGTCACATGCTCATCCATTCAAGCACCTGCACGGCAGATGCGGGTTTGTTTTCCCAGCGCGATTGTGTGGCATCGTAGAGCAAAACATCAAAGTCGCCTGGTGTTCCGCTGATGTAGACGTCTTGCAGCCTGGACAGTGATTCGGCCACGGTCATGCGCACAAAGATCGAGCCAGAGCCGCCGCCTCCTGCGTTGACGACAACGGCCACAGGCACGTCAATGTTCGGCGCTTGTGGCGCGATGTTCGTCCAAGTTCCGGGCGTGGCTGGGTCAAAGTAAATCAAGTCGCCATCAGCCCAAACCTCGCCGTAAGGTGCGCCGGTCGTGTTGAAACCACGCACCAGGCCGAAGCTGGTCACGTAGCCAAATGCGTTGTTGGCAATGTCCTGAGTGGCAACGCCCATCATGTAATCGGCCAGCACTGAGCCGTCAGCCACGGCAAGGCCAAACGTCAGCTTTCCAGAAGCGCCAATGGTGCCAGTGAACATAACGGGCGTGCCGTTCGCAATCGTCGCGCCGCTGGTGTTCTTGGCGTAGTACATCGTCTCCTGGCCAACTTGCAGGACGCTGCCGCCGTACAGCCCAACGTCCATGGTGCCGTCGTCTTGGTTCCACTGGACGCGCCGGGCCTGTGTGACGTGTGGGCCATCCTCTGGCAGATCGATGTAGTCGGTGACAACCGAGTTGTTGTTCTGGATGACGGGCGCAGTGGCCAGCATTTCCAGCGCGTTGGCGATGCGGCCAAGCGTGTCCAGCGCCTGCACAGCCTTTTGGTCTGCTGCACCGCTTCCGATGGCTGCTTCTTGCGCCAAGCTGACAATCTGCGAAAGCGCCTCATTGGCTGCGGCTTCTGCATTGCCTGCTTGAATGCTGATTCCGGTGGTGTCGCTTGAAGGCGCGATCTCGTCAGCCAGCTGGAACAGCCTCTCGAACTGCTTGATCTGCTCGTGGTTCTTGAGGAACGTGGCGAGCTGATCGCGGGTGAGGTTGAGCTTTTGCGTTGCCATGGTCAGTAGGCCAGTGGCTCAAGTTGCGCCTCAAGACGGGCAAAAGACAGATGCGCCTGGCTGTCGCCACGAAAGCGCTGGATGCGCCAGTTGCGCATGTGGCCCTGCTGAAACCATGCCAGGCGCTTGGTGGTGTTGCCGGTCGTGCCGACGCGTAGCGGACGGTCTTGGCTCCAGGCCATGCCATCCACCGAGTAGCTGGTCGTGATGATCGGGTCTATGCCCAAGGCCACGCGGCCGGTGAGGCTGACCAGCTCCAGCTTGTTAAAGATCGCGCCGTTGCCTTCGTTGTAGACAATGATGGTGCCAAACTCCCAGCGGACGATCTGGCCCCAGTGCGTTCCGATGTTGTCTACCAGGTAACCGATGGCGCTGGACTGCGGGTCACCAACCAGCCACTTGTCGTAGGCCCAGACCAGATTCCGCGCACGGTACTGGCTGAAGCCAACGGTCGAAGTGGTCAGCGTGAACCAGACCTGCGTCTGCATTTCCTGCGATGCGGCTGCGTCATAGACCAGCGTTTTGTCTGGCAGGTGCACATACAGGTGCTCGTGTGCCTTGTCGTTGCGTGCCTCCATCTTCACCGCAGCCAGTTGCGCCTCGGTGTAGGTCTGCAAAAGCTCGTCGATTTCCTGCGTGCTGATTTTTGTGGCAGTCGCGTTTGCGCCAAGGTAGATGCCTGGGGCTTCGTTGCGTCCGCTGCCCAAGAAAGCAACTGTCTCGATGAACACGCAGCAGCCAAAGGTGCCGATCACGCCCTTTTGAATTTGAGCACCATCGACACGCTGGAATGGGAAGAAGTCGCCGCCGACGTTGTCGAACACCTCGATGGTGTTGCGGTTGAGCGCATAGATCTCGTTGCGCAGCTTGAGCAGGGCCACCACTGGGTCTGGGTCAACTTCTGAGCTGCCGTACTTCAGCGGGTTGACGGCCAGCGGGTCGGCCAATTCGGTGACGACCAGGCTTGTGCCGTCGGTGGTCATGAAGTAGCCATCCACCCACACCACATCCAGCACGACGCCAAGGTCTGGGTCTGTCACTTGCGTGAGTGCGCCGTTCCAGTAGTACAAGCGACCACCGGACGCAATGGCCAGGCGGTCGAAGCTGTAGTCCATGGTTACCAGCGTATTGACGGGGCCGCCAACGTCACCGAGCACAGTCACAGCGCCATTGCTGGCCACGGTCACGAGCTTGGTGCCCATGACGCGGTAGCAGACGCCGTTCCAGTTGATGCCGCCACGGTCGGTGCCTGGGCCTGTGCCGTTGGCCACGATACCGTCGCCAGGACGCAGGAAACCAGCACTGATGCCGGACTGCTTTGGCACTGGCACCATGTTCACCGGGTAGCTCGTGCGCAGGTCAGGGCCGTTGTCGGTGTAGATGCCGTTGAGGATTTGAATTTGCATTCAGTTCACCATTTCACTTTTGACGCCCACCACGCTGCGCTCATTTTGCCCTTGGCAATGTTTTCTGCATGCCTGGCTTTGAATGATTCACGCCGGGTCTTGTCGGCCTTGCTTTCGCCTTCACGCTTTGGAGACCCAGAAACGCCTTGCTGGCCAAAGCGGATCGTCTTGATCTGGTCGCCATCCTTGGCCACCACGACGTGCGACTTGGTGGGGTGCGATGGCGTGCGCTTGGGCTTGTTGAAGCCTTCAACGCCAACGCGCTCCAGTCGTGGGTCTTTCTTGGTGGCCATGGTTATGCGATGCGATACCAGCTGTTTGTGGCCTGCACAAAGCGCATGCGGAAGAAGTCCTCAGCGGCCAGCGTGGTCGGGTCGCCATAGGCAGCGCTTGCACCGTTCAAAGCCAACGTGAAGGCGGTGATCTGCTGCGTGGTCGTGATGAGCACTTCGGTGCCATCAGGTGTCTGGGTGTTCAAAGGCAGGGTCACAGTGCCAGCGGCCAAAGTCCCGGCAGGCTGAATCAGCATCCACTGCTGCTGCGCCACGGGTGTCGGCACGGCCACGTTGAAGCCGGTGCCTGGCGTGAAAATGCTGGTGGCCAGCGTTGGGCTGGCAAAGTTCTGCTGGAAGAACTGCAACAGCGCACCGATGGGCAGACGACGGGCGTCGCCGTTGTTCGGTGTGTAGACGGGAATCTGGTCGCCTGGAGAGGCAACAGCGAGCAGCGGCAGTTGGTTGATGTAAGCCATGGTGAATCCTTAGTTGAACTGGAGTGGGCCGTCCGGGCCAGCGTCGACAGGATCGACAGGCGGACGGATGAACGGGTTGTCGTAGACGCGCCATGGCTTGTTGCCAGCGCCAGCAGGCATTGTGGCCGGGAGCTGTTGCTCGGGTGGCATAGTGGCGCGTTGCAGCAGGGTGTTGTAGCTGTCCTTGGCCACGGCCTTGGTCTCAGGCATCACCACCTTGCCGTAGCCTGGGGCAAGCCGAACAGCACCATTGGTGATGATGGCTTCATTCGCCCAGTCTGGAACCAATGTCGGCTCGTCCAGGTCGCTGTCTTGTGGGCTGTTTGGCAGTGGGTAGCCAAGACGGATGCCCTTGCCGTTCCAGTCGGCCATCATGGCATCGATGCGACGCATGGCGGACTGGAGCTGTTCTGGCTGCAGGTCAAAGACATAGGAGGCAAGGCCGATCTCTTCAAAGGCTGCCGCGACGAATTGGCGCTTGCTGTAACCCATGTCAGGCCTCCTGCTTGTTGAGTGCTTCTGTGATCATGGCCAGCAGCTTTTCGTCGCTGGTGCGCTTGGTGAAGGTCAGGCCGAGTTCTTTGGCCTTCTCGACCAGTTCGATGCGAGTCGGCGCTTCGCTGTCGTCAGGCACTGAGGTTTCCACGACTTCGGGCGCTTGAGGTGCGGCTGCAGCTGAGGCTGCCTGCTCGCGCAACAGACGGTGATTGATGCCGTCGATTGGCCGGGATGGCTTGCGAACCTTCACGGGCTTTTTGTTCTTGCGGTACTTGGGCATGAGGATGTTGTCTTGCATCACTTGGCCTTCCTTTTCATGGGCTTTGCTGTTTTCGCAGCGGCTTTGAACGCTGCAGAGGTCGGTGCGCCCTTGGTGCCAGGCTTGCGCATGCGCTCAGGCGTCTTGCCTGCAGCCTTCTGCTTTTCAATGCGCTCACGCTTGGCGTGAATGTTGGCGTACAGACCGGCCTTCATTTCTTGGCCTTCTTAGGTGCTGCTTTTGGAGCCTTGCCGGGCTTGCCAGCAGCTTTGGCCGCATTGCGAGCGACGTTGAGTGCAACGGCCACGGCCTGCTTTTGAGGCAT